AGCTACAACCCCGAAACTTCGTTTTACCACTGTTTTCGTTGTGTAACGAAAGGTGCTCTAGACCGAAATTCGGATGAGCCGGTAGAGTTTGAGAAGCCGCCACAAACCGAGTTGGACGCTCAACAGGCTGCACTCACCCGCCCGCCGGATGGCTTCTTTCTGCTGGCAGGGGACGAGTCCGAAAGCCTAGCTCCTGCCCGTGACTATATGCACGGGCGTGGCATCTCCGAGCAGGTCTGGCAGGAGGCGCAGGTGGGCGCCTGCGTTTGGGGTCCGTATGCAGGCCGCATCGTCATCCCGAACCTCCTGCCGGATGGCGGCTGGTACGGCTATACAACCCGCGCTTATGACAAGGGCGTCAACAAGAAGCAGGCTTACCGTTTCCCAAAAGGAAGCTGGCGTGGCGAGGTACTGCACAACCAGCCAGCACTTCATGCCCCGACCGACGAGCACCTGTATGTGGTAGAGGGGGCGTTCGATAGCTTGTTCCTGTGGCCTCATGCGGTTGCGGTGCTAGGCATGCCCAGCGAGAAGCAGGTCCAGCTATTGGCCACCAGTGCCCGCCCTCTGGTGGTGGTGCTAGACGCTGATGCTTGGGAAAAGGGTCTTGCTCTGTCCATGCGGCTGCGGCTGGAGGGGTGCAGGGCTGGCTGCGTCAGGCTCCTCGACGGAGCGGACCCAGACGAGGTGGACAAGGGCGACCTGTGGGAGTGGGCACAGGCCAGCCTGGCTACCTAAGACCACAGGCGGGCAAGGCTATAGGGAAGGCACAGGAGGACAGACATGACTGAAAAGGAACTCGCGGCAATCGCGTTGGTGCTGCTGGCAGTGGTTGGCATTGGTGAGGTTGTGGGCAACTTGCTCACGCTACAGACCCTCAAGTGGATGGCCCGATTGGACGAGAAGGAGCGCGAGCGAAAGCGCGCCAAGGAGCATGAGCAGTGAGCACTACCAGCGAGCCCATCGTTTGGACACCCGGAGGCAACCGGATCTGGTGGGCCTGCCCGGCCTGCAAGGTGGAGGCTGGCGTCACCCTGCCGGTGTCTGTTAGCGAAGTGCAGCGGCGGCTGGATGCGTTCCAAGAAGAGCACAGTGCATGCAACATCACCGCACAGGAGGGCAAGGCATGGCGAGGCTAAAAATCACTATTGAAGGCGAGATGAGTCCCGAAGACATGAAGCGGTACATCGCCGCTGCTTGGGGCAATCTGCCACACGACATCGCAGTGTCGGAGGTGGAGACTGACGACCCGGCACCGCAGGCAGCAACTCCGGCTCCCGTGTTTTCTGAGCCAGTAAGCACTGCACCTGTGCCTGCACCCGTGGAGGCTCCCAAGCCTGCCGCAGTTGCCGGTCAACTGTCCGAGGGGCAGGTCATTGAACTGGCCTCTGCTGGCAAGTTGTCTGCCATCGTGCAGGCCATCCGAGATATCGGCGTAACCGATACCAACGCCATTTTGGCAGAGGTGCTGCGGATTAAGAGTGCAATTCCTGGGCTGGCAAAGTTGAGCGAGCAACAGCTAGCTGACCGCATTCCTCGCGTTTTGGAGATGATGCAATGAGCGACGTGACTGAGAGCATTGAGAAGCAGGCCGAGGAGGCCGCAAGCACCACCACCAAGGCGAACCCGCCTCCGTCCCATGCGGACATGTTCTTCCGCTATGTGGCGTCCCTTGCCAATGCCGCAGGGGTGCAGGCGTTCACCATGGCCGTTGCTGTTCCCAAGGACGACGGGACCAGCGCCATTTTGAGCGTGGCTGCTGGTGCAGGTGGCACGTCGAAGGAGTGGCAGGAGGAGACCGCCCGCCTGCTGGGTGAGAGTGCCACCAAGGCCGCGAAGACCATCGTCGCTGAAGAGAAGGCCGAGAAGCCCGCCGAGGTGGTGTAACTATGAAGCCGTATTGGGTCAGTGCTGATGGTCGGCACAAACTGTTCCACGCAGAAAGCAAGAGGTTTTTGACCCAATACGGATGGCTAGAGGCGGACGCTCTCGTATCCGATCCCCCATATGGCATCGGCTACGAGGCGTCCCGCTACACAGCCAAAAATACCAACGAGACATTCAGTGGTGGCATTCAAGGAGACTCTGAAGAGTTTGACCCATACTACTTGTGCGGTTTTGGAAAACCAACGCTGTTGTGGGGAGGCAATAACTTCGCGCACCGACTGCCGCCTGGCGGATGGCTCTGTTGGGATAAGCGCCTTACTGAGGCGGCAGACAAGATGTACGGCTCTCCTTTTGAAATGGCGTGGTGTTCACTGCGCGACAAGTTCAAGATGATGCGATGCCTGCATGGTGGTGTGGTCAACGCTGATGGGCACGGCATCAAGCGAGTGCATCCTACACAGAAGCCGATCCGCGTAATGGAGTGGTGTCTTAACGACGTGTTGCGCCTCAAGGCCGACTCGTTGGTGCTGGACCCATACTGCGGCAGCGGAACGACGGGCGTGGCCTGCATTCGCACAGGGCATCGGTTCATCGGAATTGAGATTGAAGAGAAATACTGCGACGTTGCAGCCAAAAGACTTGAGAACGAGTTGGCGCAGTTGCGTTTGTTTTGACTACTGTTCTGAAAGGTAACTCATGTCTGTCCTGCACCAGTTGCCCATCTACAACTCGACGCCCTCCTCTCCGCTGGATGGCGTTGAGGGGCTTGCGCCTGATGCGTCTTGCACCCGCTGTGCCCATTCCGCTGGGCGCACGGGAACCTGCCTGCCGCATGAGGGTGAAGCCGGTGGGCTGCTGGTGCTGGACAGCTACCCTAGCCTAGCCGAGGCGCGGTTTAAGAAGCCGCTCCAAGGTCCGCTAGGGTTGAAGTTGCGGCGCATGGCCGAGGCGGCAGCGATGCCGGTCGCTTACGCTTCGGCCTTGCGCTGCCCTCCCAAGGGACAGGGACAAGGGGAGCTTGCCACTGCGTTGGTGCCAGGCCTGTCCGAGTGCCGTCCCTATCTCCAGCACACGCTGGAAGCCTTGAAGCCCAAGCGCATCCTTGCCCTTGGCTCTGGCGCCATCTACGCCATCACCGGCTCACTCATTGCCCCCAGCGTCATGCGGCAGGGCTTTGCGTGGGTGAAGTTCGCATGGGGCTGGGTGCCGGTCTTTTACCTTGTGTCTCCTGTGCAGGCCGCAAAGAACCGCTTTCTCGCCGCATGGCTTGAGGAAGACTTTCAACGTGCCCTGACCTGCGAGCCTCGCACTGCGCCACCTGAGCCGGGAGAGACCTGGGCGAAGTTGGTGTTTGCAGAAGAGACCGCTCGACGGTGCCTTGAGCAAACCAAGACTGCGGCATGGACTGCCGTGGACGCTGAGTGGGCAGGGCGCCCCTACGATAAAGACTTCAAGTTGTTGTCCGTGGCTCTGACTCCCAAGGGGCAAGAAGACGCCTGGGTCTTTACGGCAGAGGCGCTGGCAGACCCGACGTGCCGGGCGCTGCTAGCTGGCTGGCTGCGTGACCCGACCTACAAAAAGGTAGGCTCCTACTTCAAGGCTGACATCGTCGCCTTCCATGCGTTCTTTGGCGTGTGGACCCGTGGTGTCACCTTTGACACCCGACTTGCCCGCCGCCTCATGGACGCCGAGGCTAGCGGCAAGTTGGCCGACATGGCGCACCTCGTTGGGCGTGGTGGCCACAAAGACGAACTGCAAGAGGCGATGAGCAAGGCAGTTGCCGCCTACCGACGAGCACGCGCCAAGGGGAATGGGGGCCTGTTCAAGGTGCCGCTCCCATCGCTGGCACTGCCCTCCCATGGCGACAAGTTGGCAGCAGGTGCCGAAACCGGCCAGTACGGCTTTGCCTTCGTGGAGCCGGAGTTGCTGTACCGCTACAACGCCTCCGACACGGTTATTACGGCACAGGTAGGGGCGCTGCTTGAGGAGTGGCTGGCACAGGAGCCCGAGGGAATGCAAGAGGTGGCCCGCAAGGTGGCGCTTCCTGCCAGTGACACCTATGCCCGCATTGAGTCGTGGGGCATTTGCGTGGACCGCGATGCACTACAAAACGTCGGCACTTATTTAGATATGCAGACAGATTGTATCGTGGAGCGCCTGCGGCCCTATGGCTATGACCCAGCGAACCCTGACTGCGAGTTTAGCCCCGGCAGTCCGTCGAAGATCGGCAAGCTGCTGTTCGCTCAGTTGAAACTCAAGAGCGCCAAACTGACTGACAAGGGCGCAGCCTCCACCGATGCGGTGGCACTGGAGGCGCTGGTTGACCAACATCCGGTTGTGGCCGACATCCTCAAGTGGCGTGGCCTGACGAAGATGCGCTCGTCCTATGTGGACAACATTCTGGGCTACATCCGCGACGATGGGCGCGTCCATCCTACGATTCACCCGGACGGCGCCCGCACTGGAAGGACGAGCAGTTCAGCGCCCAACCTCCAGGTCATGCCTTCAGTAGAGTCCACCGACCCGATGCAGGCCGAGTTGGCGCGCATGTTTCGTGCTTGCTTTCAAGCGGAGCCGGGATACTGCCTGATGGAGGTGGACTACTCCCAGCTAGAGTTGCGTGTGGCTGCTGACCTGTCAGGCGATCCGGCCATGCTCGACATCTTCATTCAAGACAAAGACTTCCACATGCAGACGGCGCGGTTGCTCTCCCGTGCGCTGTGGGACATTGAGCCGGACCAAGTCACCGACACCCACCGACGAGAAGCTAAACCGTTCGTTTTCGGACTTTTGTACGATGACGACCCGTATGGGCTGGCCATGCGGGTGGGCTGCGCCAAGGAAAAGGCAGAGCAGATCAAGGAGGCAGTCTTTGGCTGCTATCCGATGCTGGGCAAGTGGATTGCCGAGCGGGTCAAGGAGACTGCCAAGACCGGAGCGGCATGGACCTGGTGGGATGGACTACCTGCTCGACGGAGGCCGCTGGTCGAGGCTATCAACCTCGACACGCCAACCGGCAAGACTCAGCGCCGCTCCAGTTGGAACACGCCGATTCAAGGCACCGGAAACGAATACTTGGTGGCCTCTGCCTGCAAGGTGGTGGACTGGATCGTGAGTGAGGGCGTGCCGGCGAAGGTGCTAGTCACTATCCATGACTCCATGCTCCTAGAAGTGCGGGACGACTGCGTGTCCGAGGTGCATGCTAAGGTCTTGGAAATCATGTGCAGCCACCGGACGAAGAACGGGGTGCCGTTGGCTGCTGATGCCAAGGTGGGGCGTAACTGGGCCAGCATGCAGAAGTGGAAAAAGGGTCAACCCTGCCCGCTTGAGGGCTGCACATAAGATTCTGGCAGTCCTCGCCTATAGAGACAGTGGCAGCGTGGTGCTGCATGCAACGGAGGCACGGCATGAGTACGGAACTTGAAATTCGTATTGCGAAACTACAGGAAGCGTTAAATGCTTTGAAGGAGGCTGCACAATCTACATGCACTATCCGCACTATCCGCACTATCAAGATTGACGATCTTGAGTGGCAGGCTGATGTTCCTGATGAGAAGTTCACATGGGCACAGGCTAAGGCTTACGCCGCCTCCCTTGGTGCTGGATGGCGGCTTCCGACCATCAAGGAGCTGCTTACGCTGGTTGATTACGAGAAGCACGACCCGGCTTGCAGCATTTTTTCTGACTGCCCTTCAGAGTGGTTTTGGTCGTCGTCCGCGCTGTCTGGCGATACCTCGGTCGCGTGGTTCGTCTCCTTCTACTACGGCGCCAGCAGCCACAACGGCGTCGGCAATACTCACCGGGTGCGTTGTGTCCGTTGAGGACGGGTTGTTGGTTTTTGACTGATTGACATATTTCCCGCGAGCATGTGAGCGGGCCACAGGAGGCACGGCAATGAGCTTTGACACTGAGTACGCCCAGCAGTGCGTAACGCTGGATAACACCAACCTGCAAGGTGAGTTCTGCAAGTACACGGCAGACTTTTCCCACTGGGGCGAGCGGTTCGCTCAGGCCAAGCAGGAGGAAAGCCTGGCCAAGCTGGCCAAGGAGACCACTGCGGCTGACCTTGACGTGCAGGCGCGTGAGGCACTGGCTGGTGACAAGAAGCCCACCGAGGCGATGATTAGCGCCTGGGTGACGCGTCACCCTGCCATGCAGGAGGCCGAGAAGAACCTCATCAGCGCCACATTTGAGATGGACCGAGTGCGTGCTGTGTGGGAGGCGCTGCGTGCTAAGAGGGACATGCTGGTTGGCCTGGGTGCCCAGCAGCGTGCCGAAATGCAGCATGAGCCGTCGATCAAGGTAGAGTTTTAGACATGACCATGACCATTAAAATCGGAAACGCAGTTCCAGTGGTTCCTGAGTGGGATAGGGATGACCGCGACCCGCCGCGCAATCTCCAGTGGAATGTGCAGGAACTCGTTGAGCGTGTCGAGGGCGCTCCATCTCACGGGTACAACGGAAACACGGTAGGCATGGGCGGCTACTATCTCGCAGGTGCTATCAAGGAAGCCGGGCTGTCTGGATTGTTCTGGGGCAGCGATATGGCGCTCATGTACGATTGGGAGATAGGTGGTCTTCCGAGCGGTGTTGTGGGATTGACTGAGCGGCACGCGGAAGAGTTGGAACGCGCAGTTCAGTCGTATCAAGCGCGCAATTCAAATGCCAAGCCCGGCCTGCCGTGGGATGACGCCATGCCGGGTACAGATCATGTGCTGGCCAAGATCGAATGGTTTGCGTTCTGGACACGCTGGGCCGTGACTAACTGCCGACATCCGGCATTGCAGTGGAGTGAGTGATGACACGAAAAGAACAGCGTTTTGTTGATGGTATTGGCCATCTTTTGCAGCTGCATGCTGAACGGTGCGGCTTCACTTGGGACCAAGCGTACACACTGCTACATCCAGAAAATGGCAAGCCATGGAAAGACAGAAACCTTGATAAGGCTACTCGCACCATGGCTCAGTTCAGTCATGCGCTGCTGAAAATTCTGCATGCTTATGAGAGCGACATGCAGGATCAGGAAGAGCAGAACTATACTAGCACGCCTGTCATGGACTCTGAAGAGGCAAGGATTGGCGCAGTGGAATTGCGCGCTATTGCAGAAGACGTGCTCATCAAGTTTGAATGGGATGCGCTCAATAGCGAAAACTATGAAACAGCGCGTAGCGCACAATGGCGGCTGGACAATCTTAAGTATTTTTGTTTTCAGTTTCCTGATCTTAAGCAGCAAGCAATCGAAACCGCTAAGTCTTATGGGATCGAATTGTAAGGCCCCTACGCATTCCGCGCAGGGATAACAGAGGGCAGGGCCAAAGAGCCGCGCCAAGGAGTGACCCGTGAGCAATCTGGCAAAGTGGGGCGAGTGGGGAGATGACGCAGTCAAGCAGGACTTGTCTGCGCTCAACAGCGGACAGCGTAACTACATGAAGTTGACCGAGGGCGACAACATCGTCCGTTTCCTGCCGCCCAAGATCGGCAAGCCGTCACCGTTCGCAGTGACCTACAGCCACTACATGGAACTGCCGGATGGCCGCAAGGTCTCGTTCAACTGCCCTCGCATGATGGGCGAGAAGAAGCGTCCCTGCATGGTCTGCGCTAAGGGTGACCAACTGCGCGCCAGCCGCAACATGGCTGACCAGAAGGCAGGCAAGCGCCTGTTCCCCCGCCTGCGTGTCTACGCCAATGTCGTTGACCGCAACGACGAGGGCGCCGGAATCAAGATTCTGGCCTTTGGCAAGGGCGTGCTGGAGAGCCTGACCGCCATTCGCCAGAATGCGCGTAAGGGTGGCAACTTCACCCACCCGCTCACTGGGCGCGACATCATCATCACGCGCAAGGGGACGGGCCAGTTCGACACCGAGTACATCGTCAACCCCGATGTGCAGGCCAGCCCGTTGTCCCATGATGAGTTGCAGGCCGACGCCTGGATTGAGGCGTCCTACGACCTCGACTCGTTCTTGACTGTGCTGGACGACGCAGCCATTCAAGCGAAGATTCGTGGCGAAGAGGCCCCACAGGAGCAGCCGCGCACCATGACGGTCAAGCCCAAGGGCCGTACCATCGAAGACGACGCCGACTCCTTCGACCCGGACTCCTTCTAGCATTCACACACACGACGGCAGGCGCAGTGGCACCCGGCAGGGACCGCTTCTGCGCCTGTTCGTTTGGAGGTTTACATGGCAGGACGCAAGCGAATCACCCCAGCGGGTGTGGAGGCCACCACCAAGGTGGCAGCAGTGGCAGGCACGGCAAAGAAGACCGCAACGAACAAGAGCGCGACCCTGGCTCTCGTTGAGTCTATGCGGGCCAAGCTGGGCAAGAGTGCTGGGGCGCAGGTCGTGGAGATGGCGGCTGGCTCTATCTCCGAGGTGAGGGAGTTCATTCCCTCCGGAGTGAGCGTCATCGACCATCACTTGCTGGGAGGTGGTGGGCTGCACGTCGGGCGCCTCACCGAACTGTTTGGCTCCGAGGGCACAGGGAA